TCATGCTGGTCCTGGCAATGAATCCTTGTCCGTGCGGTCAGGTGCTATTATCTTGTAGTTAGCTTTGATACACGGCGTATTATCAGCGTTTCTCGAAACTTCAATTGAAGAGACAAACAACTTGATTAACTGCCGTTTTTCGTCAAATGTTGCAGTGTTGAGCATATCTTTGCTGCGAGCTGCCAGAGCTTCTATGGCGGAGTAATCGGTGATGGATAGCTCAACGTCTGATATTTCTTTATTAAGCGCCGCTACTTTGCTTTCGAGTAGGGCTTTTTCTTTGCCCATTTTCTCTAGTTGAGTTTCGACTTCAGCTGGGGTAATCAGCTTTCGCCTAGCCAGATCAATAACAACTTCCCGCTCAGATGCCTTGCTGGTGATTGCACTCAGCAGGGCCTTTTTTTCGTTTTCTAGTGCCGCCAGTTTTTTGCGGTTTCCTTCTGCATCGGGCCGGAGTTTTTCAATTTCTTCGCGTGGGTTCTCGATGAACCCTTTGACCCTGGCCCAAACTTTATCCTCGATAAACGCGATCGGAAGGTTAGGGGAAGTGCAGGTGCCGACAATCGGCCCGCGATATTTTGATTTGCCATTGCACCGGTAATAGTGTTTGCTTTTGAAATTCCATCCAGAGAAGTTAAGACCGCATTCGCCGCATTTGATCAGACCGCGAAGCAGGTATTCGTTCTTTCGGTTGTGCGGATCTATGATGCGGTTTTCAGCGATTTGATCCTGACATTGCTGCCAAAGTTCTTTTGATACGATGGCCGGCATCGCCCGAATGACCGGTTCGCGCTCTTTGTTTGTTCGTTTTCCATAAGCGTGCTGGCCATAGTAAATCGTCGAAACAAGCAGGTTCCTGACCCTTCCAGGAGTCCAGATGCCTGATGTTCCGATTTTTCTTTTTCCGTGCCCATTAGTATAGGCGGTAGGGATGTTGTTGGCATTCAGATAGTCCGCGAGCTTCACACAGCTCATTCCGCCGGCAACCTTTTCATACATCATCTGGACAACATCGGCTTCGGTTTCATCGATCTGCAAGAATTTATCGACACTGCGGTAGCCGTAAGGGACGATCCCTCCCAGCCAGCGGCCATCTTCTTTGGCACAGCGGTTGGCTCCGTGCCAGAGTCGTTCAACCGTATTGTCGCGATCCAGGGCGGCGGCACTGGCGATGATCGACAGCATGAACCTTCCAGTAGGGGTACTGGTATCAAACGGCTCTGTCATCGATTTGATAACAGCGCCGGCCTGTTCCAGCTCGTACACGCTGTTTAGGATCACTCTGGTGTTGCGACCAAACCGGTCAATTTTATAGACCAGCACTTCTTTGATTTTGCCGGCGGCGATGTCATCCATCAACTGTTTGCCAACTGGGCGGTCAGAAAGGGGGAGAGTGCCGGTAAAACCGTCCTCGGCATAGTATGTCGCAGTGACGCCATGCAGGTCTAGATACTTTTCTGCATAGTCGCGCTGCGCTTCGATTGTGCCACGTTCTGCTTGGTCTTCGGTCGATACGCGCATATAGACGGCAATGGACATGAAATTTCCTCCTATATTGTTTGACTGTAAGGAATAAAACGTGGGATAATTTATATAATAGGGTGGTGATCGAATGCTAAAATTTAACGCAAAAATTGGCGCAATCGCTCTTGTTGTTTTTGGCATTTTCGCTGGTGCTATTGCCGTTTGGGACCCCAAGAATCTTGTTGTTTTTGTGACAGCTTCATTTGGGTATGTTTTTACTGGAGTTAAATATTTGTATGATAACAGTGAAAAGTTTTATATGTGGTTTCAGCGCATTCGATGTAGTATGTTCGGTCTTGACACTAGTTGGAATTTCATAGCTCGCATAAATACAAACAGAGAATTTGATAGTGATAGCTTTGTTAAGCGATTTCTTGACTTGCCTGGAACTGGAAACAAAGTTGTTTCATTACCTGATGGTACAATTTTAGTCAGTTACTCTGATGTTTCGTTTGAAATTCATCCTTGTGGTTCTGATGTCGATATCCATGTATCAAATATTCGTGTTTCATACAGCAATGCAGAAACAATTCTTGAAAAAACTATAGGGCCAATTATCGAAGTATTTCAGCGAGGGCTTGATATCCATTCTGCCAAATTCTTTTTAAATGTTAAGTTTTTAGGGCATAATCCTTTTTTGGGAGGATATTTAAGGCGTGTTTCGGCAGGTGACCTAAAAAAGTTTAATGTCAGTTTTGTTGTTCAGGCAGAAGAAGTTACCGTAACCAAAGAATCAGTTGAATTAGCAACTGTTACTTTTGCCGAGCTAGTGTCTGCTTCGCGTAAAATACTTGCACTATCTCCTGGCAACAGCTAGAGGGAAAAGATATTGCTTATAAATATCGAGCATGAACGACAGCTCTGCCGCTGCATTTGGCCTGCCAGCGGCAGAGTTCATTCTTTCAAAAATAAAAACTGATCCTTGCTTCGAAATCCCAGATGTTCGACTAATGCCGTTAAATGAGTGAGAAAAAATAATTGCACTGACTTGGCCTTGAATAATGGCCTTTTGATATTCATCGCTATTGGTTACCTTTGTTCCGAAAACACCCATTGAAGATAAATACGGATTGCTCAACCGAAGACCGTTAATCCAAGCTCCACTAATGTTTGTTATGGTTGCTGCTGCTTTTGAAAGATCAATGTCAATCTCAGATAGTTTTAACGTAGACGTGCTGTCTTTTTTTAATTGTCGTATAAATTGTCGCGCTGGGCCTTTCCCTGTTGAAAAAGCAACAATATTCATAGGAGAAACCTTATAAAAAACAAACTTTAACGGTTCATAAAAGAAGTCAAATACATGGGGTCCGGATCTTCCGTTTTTATGAACACCTTTTTCTACCAACCCGGAATAAGCAGGAACGGTAAATGTTTCTCCGGTTATGGCCGCGTTTTTGTCAAGTAGTTTCATTCTTGAATATTCACATTTTGGATCGTCGGCTCCAAAAGAGTTGTCTGCATGGCGTGGTATTTCGTGAGACTCTTGGTCGAAACGATTAATTAACGCAAAATAAAAACCGATAGCCATGATTACACATCCTTTTTACTTCAATCATTATCTGATTTTACGATAACCGCTATATTTGAACAGTAATAGATGCGAATAACCTGTCGTGAGGATTGTACTCGGGATCTGTTGGTGAAAACTTTATTTCTGAGTGCACAATTAAGTTGGTTATTTTATTAAGCATAAATTGGCGCCAGCCGGGAAGCTTTTTGGTGCTTTCTCCACCAGTTTGATATGCACTTACTACAAAATTGTGAGCAGTGCTTTTGCCATAAATATATGGATTAGCAAGGCGTTTTTTATTATCATAGACAAATTCGATTGGGTGTCTTCCTTTAATGGCTTCTATGATTTTAGTTTCAAGCATTGCACTATCCTCCCTTAAAAAATGGATGCCCCGTCTACATGACCGCTATTTTTTTGTTCCGTAAGGACTTTGATTAGTTGGCTTTAGCGAAACGCCAAGGTCGCCGGCTTTTGATTGAATCGCCTCTGGAGTCCTTCCCATTTTTAAACCAATTACTCGCGTTGGGGTATTCTGGTCGGCAAGTTGTTTAAGTTGTTTCTCTTGACTGGGTGTCCAGGTTTTTCCGTGGTTCGGAGGCTTGGCCATCAAATCATCTCCTGCAGTTTATTAGACGGGGCAAGCTTTATTGAATACCTGATGACTTAACTCCGCTCCACCAGGTATATTCAACTTTAATAGGTCCATCATCTTGCAGTCTGGTTGTATGCAGCTGCAGATAGATGGATTTCATTATGCCTTCATCCTCGTAGCTCAAGATGGGAACAGGGGATACAGTTCGGCCGGAATCGCCATTTGCTGAATCGAATATATGCCACTGATGAATTGTTCCGTCTTCAGATATATGCCTGACCAAGCTGCGGCCTTCATGGTGGCGGCCAGCATGGAAAATAAGCTCGACTGCTGCAAGCTGTTCGTCAAAGGCGATGATCGTCATGCGAACTGGATCACCGTTGATTGTGAGCAGGGTACCTGATGATATCAGCGTATAGTCGCCGGATGTGACTTCTATTGAGATGCTCATAGGAGCCTCCAGTTATCTTAAATCTGACACCGTATCCCAAAAGTCATTTTCGTGAATCAACAGGATAGGGTGGCCGGCCTTGCGCATTGTTACGGCCTTTTCAACTTTACGACCGTAGCAGGAAAACGCCCAACAAGGATTTCCTTCATTACCAATGATTAGATAATTGGTGCTTTCAACGACGTTGTTATTAAATTGCCCGCCCAGGGAAGTGACAACATCGGCAAACCCGGCCCGAGATGTTTTTGATGATTTTCCCGTGAAGCAAAATAATTGCTCTGGAATTAAAATTTCTGGACAAGATGCGCAGATACCGATCAGAGACATTTCTTTCTTTACCTTGTTGATTTCATCCCAATTGATATTTCTAGTAACATTTTGATTGACAAAATCGCTGAAGAATGCTTTCAAAAATAGCGTTTCTTCGCTTGAAACAAGGCCATCGGCCAATACCGAGCAAAGAATGCTCGATATTTCGGTATATGGATACGCACATGCCAGGTGTTCGTTTTGATTCATCCAGTCGCGGAGGCCGAGCAATTCGTCCTTGGTGATGACGTTATCAGCCAAAATTCCGTGCAGGATTCCTTGAAGGCGCTGCAGGTCGGAGGTAATCGCATTGTAATACTCGTTCTCGGTTTTAAATTGATTGCATAACCATAAAATGTCTTGCGCTTCGTCTTGATCGATATGCTTGTCTTCAATGGCCGCCGCAACAGCAGGGATGATCTCAGAAAGCGGGTGCGTGTCGGCCATATGGCTATGACAGTTGAACCACTCGATAAGCTCGGAAACTTCTATTTGGTTGACCGATTTGTCGATGGCAATGCCCTTCATGATTCCTTCCAGGGAATGCAGCGTCTTGTCAATTTCTGCTTTGCGCATATATTTTCGATACGATCCGGCATCGCATTGTCGAAGATAGGCCGAATACTGCGGATTTGTTTCGGAAAGGGGTGGGGACGTTTTGTAATTTGTAGTGCGGCAAACATGGTTTGCAGTCAAAGGGAATCCACAGTCTGGGCATTTCATTGTATTACCTCCTAACGTTGTTATCCCGTCAAAACTACAAAAAAAGACACGGTACCAATATGGTTGCCGTGTCTTTTGATTGATATTCTGGTTGCGTAAATTAACAACACAATGGGCACCTCCGGTCGTCGGTGGTACATATGGTTCTAAGAGGGGTACATCTTGTACCCCGTTTGCCGTTTTTGGTGATATCATTGCATCACGGCAAGGACTGTTGTATAATTAAATCACCAAGAAACTCCACTGAGGGCGGAACAGGCAGCCGCCGCTACGGCCTAGGCCGGTGGGAGATGCAGGAAAGGTCACCCTGCCTTGGAGTTTTGGGAGAAGCCCCGGAGAAATCCGGGGTTTTCGTCATTTCTTTACCCTATAACGAATAAACAGGCCTCGCGCTGAATATTTGTCGATTTTTGGCCGAATCATGCTGAATATTGTTCTGGCGTAAAACGCTCCGCCGCCGGAAGCCCTGACGGCAACAATAACGCGGGCATCTATTTGCTTAACAAACTGGATTCCGCCGCCTTCGGGATCGGGAATAACCCAGTCGGGATTTTCCAAAATATCTTCCAGGTGAGAGAAATACTTGTCGAAATCGACAGGGTGGCTTTCTTTCATATGATTGATGTTAGTTTGTCCGATAAATATCGGTGTGCCTGGCGCGATGGACAAGCCGAGTAGGTCAATTACTTCTATGGCAAAACTGCCGACGCGTTTCATCTATTCAGTCCTTATCCAAGCCGCCTTCGGGCGGTTTTTGTTTTATCCGTCTGAACATCATCAGCTAATATTTTCTTACTGTCTGTTTAACCTTGCCGACAATTTTAACGTTGTCGGCTTTTTCTGTGCGGTTATAGCTGGGATTGGTGGCTTGCAAGAATACTTCGCCGTTCTTTGGAAACACCCGCTTAATGGTCCCTTCTTCACCATCAACGATCACAACGGCGAGCTCGCCATATTCAACTTCCGGCTGCTCGCGAACTAATGCAAGATCGCCAGGCATGATTTCTGGTGACATCGATTCGCCTTTTACGCGCAAGTAAAAATAACGGCTACCATTAGGAACGGCGTCTTTATCGACCGTTGCGTAGCCGAGCGGTTCTTCAAAAGCTATTCCGCCAGGGCCGGCACGGACAACGCCGATGATTGGCAAGTAAAGTTGTTCGGGAACTTTCCAGACATCACCGATTGAATCAGAAGTAATGGGGGCGGTTGGGAAAACAAGCCCGCTGGTGTCGCCGATAAACTCGCCTATGAGGTCGGCAGAGGTAATGGGGCGTACGGGGACAAGTTGGTCGGTGGGGGAGGCGACGCGACCGAGAAGGTAGTCGGTGGTGACGCCAAAATAGTCGGCGAGAAGGGAGAGCGTAGCTGCGTCCGGTTCGCCTCGACCTGTTTCCCAATTGTAAATTTGATCAGCTGACGCTTTTGTAAGCTCGCTCAATTCTTTTCGAGTGAGCTTTTTGTTTTCGCGCAAAATGCGAAGCCTTGTTTTTAACTCGCTCAAAATACGAATCACCTCTTAGCATCAGTATAGGTTTCTTTTTCTTACCGCACAATAATTTCGTAAAAATAACGTATTTGCTATTTACAGCGTAAAAAATACGACATATAATAAGCGTATAAAATACGAAAGAGAGGCGATGAAAGATGCGCATTAATTTGCTGGTTGCTCGCAAAAAAACCGGCCTTACTCAGCGAGAAGTAGCTGAAAATGCAGGAATTACGCTGGATAGATACAGTAATATTGAGACGGGAAGGCAGCTGAATGTTGACGTAACTTTGGCTGCAAAGATTAAAAGTGCTGTTCGATCTGATGACGATTCTATTTTTTTGATTGATAACTCGTATAAAATGCGAAAAAACACAATAAAGAAAAAGGGTGCTTGATCATGAGCAATATCATCCCGCTTCAAGACTTCGGCCTGCTGGACCGCCACGGCGTACCGGTTGTGAGCAGCCGGGCGGTGGCGCAGAAGTTTGGTAAGGAACACAAAAACGTACTTCAAGCAATCGAAAACCTTGAATGTTCTGGTGAATTTAGACGGCTCAATTTTCAGCCGTCCTCCTACAGAAACGAGCAGAACAAAAAGCAACCCGAGGTTCTCGTGACCCGTGACGGCTTTACATTTCTGGCAATGGGATTCACTGGCAAGAAAGCGGCACAGTGGAAAGAGCAGTACATCGCCGCGTTCAATCAGATGGAATCCTTGTATTGCGGGACATTGAAATTATTAAAAACTCACTCCCCAATTTTGGGGAGCCAGAATCAGAATTCTCGCGGCTCAATTTTCAGCTTTATTTCATCTGGCGGAACATCATCAGCAAAACTCTGTCCCGATGGGTCAACTAACACCTTTTGTAGTCCTGTTTACAACAGACTGCGACAGCCGCCAAAACGTTTCTCGCTCCTCCGGCGTCATCAACTGCAAATTATCCATGATTCCATCCATGATTGGATCGTTCATGCGGTCAATCGATGGGTCGAGCGGTTCAGTGGTGATGGGGATAAGTGAGTCGGTCGGAGAGTCGACGCGACCGAGAAGATAGTCAGTGCTGACGCCGTAGAGCTGGGCCAATCCCGCAAGCATGTCCGTACTCGGACGTCGATATCCTCTTTCGTAACCAGAAAGCGTGCCGATTTCAATGTTCAACAAATCAGCGATTTTTGCTTGAGTGAAGCCGGTTTTTTTTCTTGATAATTTCAAACGAGTGGATAAAACCGGCGCATAATCATTTGCCATATCAACACACCTCCTAGTATAAGCATATCGCATATTACGGAAAAATAAATGAGCGATTTGCTTATTTTTCTATTGACATGAGCGAAACGCTTATATAAAATATAATCAAATAAGCGATACGCTTAAAGGCGGTGATGAAATGAAAGAACAAACTGCACTTGATCGAGCCTTGAGAGAGAGCGGGATAAAAATGAAATTTGTTGCGGAACAAACGGGGATATCAATGCAGACGCTGTCATCGTTGAGAAACAGGCAGTTCAAACGAGACCTTTATCTTTGGGAAGCCTGCGCTATCGCAAAGGTTTTGGGGGTATCGGTAGAAAAACTTAATGATTTGTCACGTTACAAAGTAAGCGATTCGCTTATTGATACTGCATAACAAAAACCGTCTACAAGCGCACAAAATGACAACAAACCGAGAAAGGCGGGATGATGATGAAAACCAATGAAACTGCAAACAGCCAAGTGGAGCAAAAATTTGCCGGCAAAAACTTTGTCATGACAGGAACTCTTGAAACGATGGCTCGCGGTGAGGCCGCAGCAGAGATTGAAAAACGTGGCGGAACGGTATCTAGCATTGTAACCAGAACAACAGATTATTTGGTTGTTGGAACCGATAGCGGCAGCAGGCTACACCGAGCGCAGGAACTGGGAGTGCGAGTGTTAACGGAGACGGAGTTTTTAAGCGCGCTATAAGAATAGACAAACCGAGAAAGGCGGGATAGGGGCTATATGGTCAAGCATACTGTCAAAGTTGATGACCAGGTAATTGTACAGTGCGAAACCTTCTCGTATTATCCGTGCACCTGCTGGCTTTATGGTCCTTGTTCTTGGATTAGGGAACTAATTGCCGTTTGGGTTGGCGGTGCCTTTTGGCTAAGAAGTTTGTTTAGCGGTCAGTGTAATGCTGGCGATGTGAAGGCGCACGAGACTCCTCCCGCTGAGGTCAGATTTATACTCAGGCAATGCGTTGACCGTAAGTACGTCCATATTCAAGGCCATACTGTAATCCTGCAAGTCTTGAGCTCCGATAATGGTGAATCGAATAGGAACTGACAATTTTTCTTCTTCGTACAAACGTAGTTCTCCTGAGTTTGTTTCAACGTCTAAGGCGTGAAGTTTTACACGATACTTTTGTATTGTTTCATCAAGGCGCAATTGGGGTTTATATAAATACTTGTCTTTGACGGAAGTCTCCATTTTTAACAAATTATCGGTTGTTGAAAGACTGAACCCCGTTACGCTGTCTTGATTCATGTTTTGCAGCAACCGTTCGTGGGTTCGGCTGGATTGAACAGCAGTCACGTAAATCTCGGGATCTGCCTCAACGGTCTCTTGGGTTAACGGATTAGTGATGATTACTTTTTTGGCCGTAATCTGTGTAACTGGACCATAGTAGTTATTTGTTGTGGTATTCCCGGCAGGCTTGCTATCAGAAAACATTTTGCGAATTTTTTTCCCGAGTTCAAAAGCTTCAATTGAGTTCTTTACTACTTTGTAAGCTGTTGGGATTACTCCGGTTATTAGCGGAACCATTAATGGGGAATAATTCAGCATGGCCTCTATATCAAGAGATCCTGGTTTAATTCGGTTAGCAATGAGCTTGAACTCTTGCCTGTCTCTTTTTGATAAACGGCGCGTACCGCTAGCAACAGCATAAGACCTGTCAAGCAAGCATTGTACGTCTAAGATTGTTCGAGAAAACGAAAGCAGATCAACTTTTAGCAAGGACCCTCGATGCTCAAAGGCGGGGCCTGTCAGGTGTAATCGAACCGGAACCTGCTCGTTTTCCATAATCACTCACCAACCTTGATCGGTCCGTTGGCGGCTTCGTAAGCGGCGATGTGTTGCTTGACCAGCATTTCCAGTTCTTTGTTGATGGTGCGGAAGTTATTGTCGGCGATGTAGCGGAGTTTGTCGAGAGTTGTTTGGTCTACCCGCATGGTGAACTTCGGCAAATCAGACGGCACAATAAACCCTCCTTGACGGCTTTTTCTTTACTGTACCGGAAAAATAATTTTGTTGGCATATTGACGGCACCAAGACGGCAAATTATAATGAAGGCGAGGTGACGAAAAGTGACGGCAAAAAAGAAGGGGACTTACCGATTTACGCCAGAGTTGGAAACCAAGATTGCCGAGATGTCGGCTGCCTTGGGAATTTCTAAGAATGCGTTTGTTCAGATAAAACTGGCGGAAGTGCTGAAAATAGACAAACCGAGAAAGGCGGGGTAGGGGAATGATAGAGGTCAATGTTGTTTTTGAACCGCGATCAGATGCTGAAGCCCAAATGTATCAGGCACTGGTTGAACAATATGGGCAGGAACGTGTGAATAGGGCAGTGTTTTTTAGTGAATTCGTTAGAGTAAAAAGCATGGCATACATCAAAGCCCTTTTGGCGTCAGGTCGTTTTGATCGAAAAGGTAGGGAACCAACCTAGGATCATTATCACAGACGCCAAGGCGAATCAGTTCGTCGCAAATCAGGTCGTCGGTAAAGTAAAGCCGGTAGTTTAAATATTCTTTGTTTGCAAAATACTCAAATGGGTTTTTGCACTCAGAAGAGTTATCGAGCAGCCATTCTAGCAACAAGTTGTATAGTGCAACATCACATTCGAGAATTTTTGGGACGAAGGTTCTTGGGGTGAACGGGCCATGTCGCATGATCTCCCTTGCAGTATTTTTGTAGTGATTAAACGTTGAGATGATTCGCGAGTGCATTAACGTTGGATGCATAAGTGTGGAATATGGCTTGCCATCAGTCTCCCAATGAACAATAGTCCCGTCGGGAAAATTCCTTTTTGCGTTTTGCAAATGATTATCCCATGCCAATGGTACTGATTGAATATCGATATCCCAAAGATAGTGAGCGCGGTTCACACGGACCCCTCCCGATGAAATAAATCACCAGAAAAGCTTCCACAAAGCGACAGTGATTCCTGCAAACAGATTGGCCAGTCTTGATTTGGCAAAGCTAGGGGGCAACAGCGATGGCAAAAAAGCCGGTTGAAATAATCTATATAGAAACGTTCACCCCGGACGAAAAAGCCATGGAAGCAGGGTGGCGGTGGCTTTTAAACAAAGCCGCTATCAGCTTGGCTGCAGAGAAAAAAGCAAAGGCAGGTGAAGCGCAGTGACTACAGAGTTCGGAAACCATAGCGACGATCTGTCGCAACTGAAGGAGATGATGGAGCATATGGAGAGCACACCGGCGCCGACAGGACATAACCAACTCAGCCAACTGGTGGCGGAAATCAAAATCCTGTCGCAGCAGACAGCGGCGAACATCATCGAGATCGGCAAGCGACTGATCGAAGCAAAATCACAGGTCAGTCATGGAAGCTGGGAACGGTGGTTGGGAGATAATCTCGAACTTTCGACCCGTCGGGCGCAGCAGTTCATGAAGGTGGCGGAAGAATACGGAAAAACGAACACGTATTCGTTTTTGACTCCTTCAAAGGCAATTGCCTTGCTCGACGTTCCTGCCGCTGACCGGGAAGATTTCATCAAATCAAGTCATGACGTGGGCGGCCAGCAGAAAACCGTTGACGAAATGACCGCACGCGAACTGGCCGAGGCGATCCGGGCGAAGAAGGAAGCCGACAAGGTTATTCAAGACCAGGCGAAAAAACTGCAAAAACAACAAGAGGAGCTGGAAAACGCCTTAATCCGAGAACGCAACACGAATTCTTTTTTGACGGTAAAAGACCTGACTATCTCAAAGCTACAGGACGAAAACAAAAAACTGGAGCTAATGACCGAAGATCTCGCAATGCAATCGGAACCGACAGTAGTTGAAAAGATTGTTGAAAAACCGGTTATCCCTGAATCCATGACCAAAGCGCTGGAAGAAGCCCGAAGCAAGGTAGCGATCCTTGAAGCCGAGCTTCAGTCAAAACAATCAACCGGAGATCGGCGCGACGATTTGGCCATGCGAGTAGACTTCTTCACCAGCAGGATCAACAACTTTGTCCGGGATATGTCATCACTCGGCTACATGGGTCAAGAATATGCGCGCATCAGTCCGCAAGCACAGCGCAAATACGAATCATCGATCGCAGCGCTGGAAAAACTCTGCCGGGATCTGCGCGATGCGGCCATCATCCCCAGTAAAGAAAACACCATAACACAAGAGTTAAGGGAGGTTGGATAACATGAGTGGCGACTTGGCACAAATGACCCCGGAAAAACGGGAAGCCATGTTTTTGCGGAAGATGCTGGAGAGCTTTGAAAGAATTGCAAACCGCGTTGATCAGCAAGACGAAAAGATTGAAGTTCTAACTTCAGTGGTGGAAAACGACGTATTCATCACTTGCCGGCAAGCGGCGATGGTCCAAAACACGGTGGCGCAACGAGTGCGCACGTTCCTTGCGGAATGCGGCCTGGACTATAACCAGAACAGCAAGCGGATGTTTTCGGCGGTGTGGCGGGACCTCAAAAACGAAATGGGCGTTCCGTCTTACAGAGAGATCCCGCGTAAGAAGTTTGGGACGGCGGTCAAGTTTGTGGTTGAGTGGGTACCGACAGAACTACCAGCGACAAAAGCGGGGTGAAAGATGAAAACGCAAGAAGCGGTAAAACTACAGCGTAACGAACACACGAAAGGGATTATTGCCGGCATGAGCCTGATCGCTCTCTGGGTGGCGCTGGTGGCGAAATGAGCGAGATAAAGGATTGCTTTTCGTGCTGGTATTTTGAAACGGCTCCCGATGAAAAACCCTGCTCGGTTTGCCTAGAACGTAGGTTGAATCAAAACTGTTATAAACCGCGATCGATGCGGAAGTTGGTAATTTTTACAATGATAGCAGTTGTGGTTTTCTTCATGATGTTAATCCTGGTTCCTTGACAATATCATAGCGCAGAAAGGGGTGAACGTGAATGTGTAAGGAAGGCAAAAACATCTACTATTTGTCTAGAATCGAGGCAAATCTATCACGGGAATCTGTATCGGAACTGCTCAGTGTATCGGTTGAATCACTGGGGGCTTACGAGAGGGGCGAAACCAGAATGCCGTGCGACCTGGTGATAAAGATGGCAGATGTCTACAACGATCCAATGCTGGCGTATCGGCACATGACAGAAGCGTGCCCGGTCGGTAAAGAGTGTTTGCCGAAGTTCGAACACCGATCCGAGTCGACAGCGGTGTTATTCCTGCAAAAAGAAATGGCTGATGTCGCCGATCTGTCCAGGGAAATGGTAACAGCAGCCTGCGCCGGCACGGTGGCTGCTCTGGCAACGGCCCGGAAAGAAGTGGACGAAATGGTCAGTGCTGGGATGGCATATCTGTTTTCGGGAAAAAAGAAGAACCGCCTGTGCTGAGAACACAAGCGATTCAAAGGGAAATTCCAACACCAAAATTATAGCACAAGCCCATATTGATTAACAAATGGGGTGATATTGATGGAAGAAAACTATGCGGCACTGATGCTTGCCGTATTATCACCAGAGTTTTTGACGCCGGATGCGGCGATGCTGAGTTTGGAGAGGGGAAGAATCATCAGGCTGCGGGCAAGAAAAGGACCGACGAACGCGGCTGCCACGATGACTCTGACCGAAGTCGATACCGCCTTTATGGCAGAAATGAAAAGCACAATGACTTACCAGCAAATCGGTGATATGTACGGCATGACTGCCGATGCGGTTTATCACCGGATCAAGAGAAGCAAAAGCGTGGTGGCGTAGATGGCAAGGAAGCGGGGAAAAACCTTTTCCACAACCGTTACGCAGGAAGTCGAGGTCGACGTTGATCTCTCGTTTGATGAAGTTGTTGCTCATTTGAAAGATGAAGGCTATGAGGTGATACTTGCCGGTTCTCGCGGAGAACTTACGCGCGATATTGCCAAACAAATGATCGAACGACTTCGCGAAGAGTTCGGCGGAACACTGGCAGAAACGGATTATTGGCACGGGACGGAGATGAAAATCCCGCCAGGTGCAACGGTGTTGATACTTCCAGGGTTATAAAAAAACTGGGGCGGCGTGGTGGGACACGCGAGGCTTTGGCGACACACCATATCGACAGTAGCAAAGTTATAAAAAGCGCCGGCATAGCTGAGTGAACGTGAGCTTTCGCCGTAACGAGGCGAATGGATGGTCGATATTGGGATAAGGCAAGTGTACCGGGTTCGAATCCCGGCCCCAGAGATATTTTCAATAACAGGAGGAGTCCTTAATGAAAAATAAACTTTCTGACTTGAACAATCATTTGTTCGCACAGCTGGAGCGACTGGGCGATGAGGAATTGGTCGGTGATAAATTGGGCGAGGAGATTTTGCGGGCTAGGGCCGTGACCGATGTTGCGCAGCAGATTATCGCAAACGCACAGACGGTCGTAAAGGCGCAGGCAATCATGGCTTCACTTGGCGGTGGCGTGAAAAGCGAAAGCAACCAGTCGACTCTGCTTAAGATGATTGACGCGTAATGGGCAGGAAGTACACTGACGAGCAGATCCGGTTCATCGCGGACAGCATCAAGGGACGCAGCCACGCGGAAATGGCTGATATGTTTAATGCTCATTTCGGGACAAATATTTCAGCGCCGAAAATTATGAGCCTATCGATGAGAAACGGATTGAAGAACGGGATAGTACGGCGATTAGAAAAAGGCGCTACCGTCGGAATTGCTACGCAGTTTAAGAAAGGTTTAGTCCCGTGGAACAAGGGCGGAAAAAAGACTTATGCCGGCGGCGAAGAAACGCAGTTCAAAAAAGGGAATAGGCCACAAAATTACAAGCCTGTCGGCACGGAACTGGTCAATACTGACGGATATGTTGTGGTTAAGATTGCCGATCCAAACAAATGGCGGCAAAAGCACCGCTTGATCTGGGAGGCGTCGAACGGTCCGATTCCCAAAGGCCACTGCCTGATCTTTGCAGATAGCAATCCGTTGAACGTGACGTTAGACAATCTGATTTTAATAACCAGGGCGCAGCTGGCCGTCATGAATAAACGGGGTCTGGTGGCGCAAAGCAGAGACCTGACTGAAACAGGCATCATTATTGCGGATATTGTCATGAAGGCGACACAGCGTAAACGGAAATAACGGAATACACGGAGGCGCAAGATGGCTGCAGGATATTGGCTCCGACTATGGACAGAAACACCAAACGACCCGAAGTTCAGAAGCATTGCAAAGCTATCGGGTCAGCATATAACGGTGGTTCTGTCCGTTTTTATGCATATGCTCTGTTGTGCGAAGAACTCAAGCATACAAGGCACACTGGTCGGCTGGGTTGATGATGACATTGCCGCTGCGCTTGACCTTGATCCAGACCAGGTGGCGGCGATCAGAACTGCCATGCAGGGAAAAATCCTCGACGGCGATGTGATGAGGAATTGGGAGAAGCGGCAACCGAATCGGGACGATGACAGCCGGGACCGCGTTGCCAAACATCGTGCAAAAGAGAAACCCGTAACGCAATGTAACGCACCTGTAACGGATGTAACGCAGGGTAACGCCCCAGAGACAGAGACAGAAACAGAGAAAGAGTTAGAAACAACTACCCCCCTTACCCCCCAACCGGACGAAAAGAAAGAAACGGTTGCAGTTGTTGTTAAACTTCTGACGGAAAGTATCTGTCCGATACTGAACCAGATAGAAGCAGATATGGTCCATGAGTGGGTGGCATCGGTACCGAGGGACTGGATAACGGCAGCGGTAAAACAGGCCGCTTTGCAAAAGGCAAGGTCAATCAAATACGTAGACACCATCATGCGGGCATGGCGTTCAAAATACAAACCGGAAGAAAAACCCTGGGAGGTTGAAGCCGATGGAAAAGATCGAAAAACCAGACTTTCGCGCCGCGATCGAACAGTTCCGACAGAAAATGACTGGGCTGCAGCAAGATCCCGTGGTGGCTGGTGAGATTGAGCGGGAACGCAAGGAAAAAGAACAGCGAGACTGGCTTGACGCCCTGGAAAAGGCCGGCATTGAAAGACGATACCGCGACTGCTCATTTGACGCCATGACAGAGAGGGGAATCCCTGGGCAGGTGGCGCAGGAATTCAAGACCGTGAAACGCTTTGCGGACAACATCGCCAGTAACGTGAAAAACGGGTTTGGCCTGGCAATGCTTGGTCCGGTCGGGGTCATGAAAACATCGATGGCGGTGGCGGTCATCCAGACCGGACTGAAACAGGGAATCAGCGGAATGTTTATCACTATGCCGAGTCTGCTTGACACGATTTTCACACTGAAAGGCACCAACAAAGAAGAACTGGCACTGTTTGAGAATCGACTCCGCAATGTGGGGATTCTGCTGCTCGATGATCTGGGCGCTGAATATACCGAGGGGTGGGTCCATACCAAGATCGACGCCATAGTGTCGGAGCGATACAACAGGATGAAGCCGATCCTGATCACCAGCAACATGCTGCCGGAAGAACTCGGCAAAACCTATAGCGCCAGAATCTTTGACCGGATAAAAAGCACGACAACGGTGATTCTGTTCGAAGGAAAGTCGTTGCGGCCAGTGCGGGGCGCATGATGCTGCGCATGACCGAAGAGGAACTGAAGAACATCGGCAAGGGTGGCGCTGCCATACCGAAGGGACCAAAGGAAAGCGAGATTCAGCGAGCAATCATGCAGTATCTGCGTATGTGCGGCTGGTTCGTGGTGAAAATCCATCAGAGCATGGGCAGTTACAAGGGAATCGCTGATTTATATGCCATCAAGAACGGGTCAGGGGTCTGGATCGAAGTCAAAACGCCGGTAGGCAAACAGTCGGAACATCAGAAGGCGTTTGAAGCAGAAATTATCAACCATGGTGGCCGGTACCTGGTGGCGAGCGGAATCGAAGACGTTATCGGATTGTGAGGTGGCGGAAGTGTATGGGATGAAGCCAATGAAAAGGCGGTGCCGCGACTGTGCGAACATAAAGACCAACACAGCATACGGAGAACCGGTATGCTATGAAATCGGACAAATGCAAGGGAAGCCGGCAGCGACCGCAGTCAGTCTGAACGACCACCGAGCTGAGCGATGCTCCAAATTCATTGGATGCAATAAGCAATAACACCGAGGCTGGCCGCTTAGTGTCGCAGACACTCCGGCGGGAGAATGGAAGCGTGCGCGGGGAGACCAAGGCTTATATGCTAAGCCAGGGTGGAAGCGAATCGAGCATGACGGGCGGCCGGCTGTCGGATTGAAAAAGGAGATGGAATAATGGCAGATGTCTACATCGGGGAAAAGACCATGGAGATCAGGGTAACCGGGCCTAGCATTGTGGTTGCGGAAGAAAAACTGAAGACAATCCTTAGGCCGGCAGGGTTAGTGCCTGACAAGATGCGCTGTGAAATCAAACCACTTACGGCAGAGGGAGAGTTTTCATTTTTATTTTCCGGCAGGGTGAAGCTGGTTCACCAAGACAACGGTTCATAGAAAAAACGCTGAGACGGGCATATTTATCAACGTGTTTCACGGATTTTACTCCGAATCCATATGTAAAAAAGCAAAAACGCTGAGACATGGCAAAAAATATGCTCGTCAGGACAGGTCGATGGGAGGCGGAGAAGATTATTCAGCAAATTGTTTGCGCCGGAGAATATGCGGAAATAATTTATGAGCGATATAAGTGCCTGCCAGAAATTCGAATATTAATCGATCATTGCGATGTTGAAAGGCTTTTGGAGCAGGCTCACCGCATTACCGTCCGATGGGATGGGCCAAAGCGCCAGGCATACCGAATAAAGGTTTTCAAAAAAGATGGAACGCACGAATACTTGCCACGGTTCTTGTTGTCGGCGCAAGCAGGGCAGGTCGTTGACCATATTGACCACGATACGCTGAACAATCGCAGAGTAAACCTTCGTGTTGTGACTAACGCTGAAAACCTTTTTAACAGGCGGGGAGCGCAGTTGGGGAATTCACACGGAAACCGAAACGTTACCTATAACCGCAGACAGAAAGTGTGGGTAGTAAGAATAAAATATATCGGAAAGGTTTACGATTGCGGAAGGTTTGGAACAATGGAGGAGGCTATCGAGGTGGCGGAAAGCTGTAGACAGCAGATTGTTGCCGGTGAGTGGGTGAAAAACACCAGAATTCATTTGCGAGGAACAAAGATGACGGAGTTAAATCGGCTAATTCATCAAAGAGACCGAGAATCTTGCGTCATGTGCAAAGTGTATGTTGATCCGGGAGAAAAATTTCATCATGTCTGTTTCAAATCGCAAGGAGGCGATGACTCAAAAGAGAACGGCGTGACTTTATGCCAAGACTGTCACCGAAAGGCACATGGGCCGGAATCGAGATCAATCCGGCAAATGCTGCTGGGATATCTGAAAGAATTCTATCCGTAAATGTGAGGGGCGGTGGCGATGGATAGCAAGCAAGTAATTAAACTTTTAGCAGGAGCAATGGGAATAAGCTGTCGAGGCAAGGACGGCTGCCGCGTTGTATGTGTCCTGCGGTGGGAAGATGTCCAGGCGATCTCGTCAGTAATCCAAGATCAGGACGAACATATTCGTGACGCCACGAAAAAGATCAACAGGCTTCAGCTGATGCTGGAACGGGCAGTTTATGAACTTGCGGGTTGTCTGTTGGAAGACTGTCCAAAGGAGTATGATGCAGAACGTTTGTGCGATAGCTTGCCAATGACACCAGAAACTTGCCGAAGCTGCTGGCGAAAGTATCTTGAATCGGAGGTAGCGGAAGGAAGTGAATCAAATGCCGAGGGTTGATAAAGAAACCCTGCAGCGATTCCGTGATGAAGGAAAAACATTGAAAGAAGCGGCAGATCATTTCGGAGTTCCCTATAGATCAATGCCATATTGGTGCAGAAAATACGGCATTGTGTTCCGAGGAAATGGCGGCCAGTTATTATCGGCCAAAGAAAGGGTGGCGAAACCGTCCGCCAAAGTTGTTGAAGAAAAGCTGTCGCAGGGCAATCAAGACAAACTCAACGACCTATATAAGCAAGTGACCCAGATCAGGTTTCACCAACGGCGACTGGCCTACAAAGAAAAGCAGCTATTGCAGGCGATAAGCGAAATGCTTGGGGGAAGTATTCCGAATGATTAGGGAGGCGCAATGATGAAAACAGTTGAGATAATCTCAAAATTGCCAACGGTTTTTACCAGAACACTAAACGACGGACAGGGGCTTTGCCCTGAATGTGGCGGTATCCAGCTTGTGTCTGACGGTAAGGTTATTCGAAGCTGTAACACATGTTTGGGTAAAAATGGCGTATTGAGTCGCTGTCAATACTGCGGAGAATTGCTGGTGTATAACCACAGGTGCCAGGGAATGAAAGACGCAGAACGATTAGATCGCTATAACAGGGAAATGGCTAAATGGGCCAAGGTTCCTAAGATAACTTTTGAAGAAGCCATCGAACGCTTTGAAATGGTGTTCGTTGATCTTGGCGATGGCTATTACGTTGAAACCGACATGCTGATGGAGTGGCTTGATGACAGGGAGTCAGATGACGAAGATTTTGATCGATCTGCTTTGCAAGTCTATGGAACCTATAAAACACAAATCGCTTTTGACGCCGGAAACATTATTGAGAGCGCCTGTGATGACTTACACGAGGAAGCAATGGACCGTATACCCGGCGATGCAGTAAATGAGCTACAGACAATCCTTGACAATTGGGCGAAAAAATATGGTGGAGGAACCGTAACGTACAACATGGATGGGGCTGTTGGGATTATACTTCAACCGATGGAGGCGCGGCAATGAAATACAAAGTGATTGCCGTAGACTTTGACGGCACGATCGTCGAAGACCGTTATCCGCAGATCGGTCCGCTGATCCCGTTAGCTAGGGAAGTGCTTCGGCGATATCGGGAACTTGGCGGCCAGATCATCCTTTGGACCTGCCGGACCGGAGCAGACCTGGCAAACGCATGTTTGTTTCTGGCGCATAACGGCATCAAAGTCGATGCGATCAACTCGCACATCCCAGAGCGTCTGGAAAGATTCAAGCAAGAATACCCGCATATTCCGGAATGCGATGTAGAATGCCGCAAAATACCGGCAGACATGTATATCGATGACCGTAACCCTGGTGGCGTAGACTGGGAAGTGGTGGCGGAGCTGTTGATGGGGCCTGATTGGAGAGAACGAAAGGCGGGGTGACAATGCGAGACCTGAGCAAGCAGTTAAGTTGGTTCGCCGGCCAGATGGCAAAGAAGCTGCGAGAAAACGACCACAAAGGCAGTTGGTCAGAACTCGACAACAACTATTTGACACATCGACTGCATCAGGAATTTGTCGAACTGACTGAAGCAATTACCAAAGGAACTCCGGATGAGATTATCGCCGAAGCGACAGACGTGGCAAACTTTGCTTTGATGATTGCCGACAACGCGAATCGAAAGGGGCATTTATGAACAAGATATTTTTATTGGGCAGGCTGACGCGCGATCCGGAAGTACGGACAACACAGAGCGGCAAGATGGTAACATCGTTTACCCTGGCAGTGGATCGGCCTGGTGGCGGAGACGTGAAGACCGACTTTATCAACGTGGTGGCGTGGGAGAAGCTGGCCGAGGTTAGCGGCAACAACTTGGCGAAAGGCCAGAGGGCGATGGTCGAAGGCCGGTTGCAGATTCGCAGCTACGAAGGCAAAGATGGGCAGAAACGCTGGGTGACCGAAGTGATTATGCAATCAGTAGAGTTTATTGATCGGCGAAGTGGTGGCGCGAGTGCACCAAACAAGGAGTCAGATCCGGCAAGTCAGTTTGGGCAAGACGTGGCGCCGGACGATGAGATCCCGTTCTAGTGGTGGCGGTGGCGGAAGAAGAATTTGGGAGGATGAACGATGAATCAGTACAAACACTACAAACATGTTGAGAAGCGGCTTTATAATTACGGGATTGAGCAGGCGAGACGTGCTGTATTGTTGGCAGAAAGAAAATCAATCATCGATCAGGTGTTGCCGTCGGTAGGCGTGGCCCAGTATGGAGAACATATCGGCCGGGCATCGGATGTCTTGACCGGTCCAGAACAGATTGCCGAACAGTGTTTGAAGCAAGGAAATCGGTTGTGGTGGATTAACCGGGAGGTCGATGCAATCGAAGCACGATGCCATATCATAGATTACGCAGTGGCTGTGCTGAACGCCAATGAACGAGATATTGTCAAGGCGCGTTACTTCGACGGGTGCACAATGGAGCGCGTTGCCGAGATATGCTGCTATAGTTTATCGCAATGCAAACGCATCCGCTATGACGCAATTCTGAGCATTGGGCAAGTGCTATTTGGAGAATGAACCGTTTATGGACTGTTTTTTTAAATTATCAGCCATTATGATATAAGCTGAGAAAGCCAGAGAAACCGCGTCGAAAGATTGCGGTTTTTTTGTTGCAAAAATGGCGATGGCAAAAAATAACATGGTTGATATATCAGCCTTGAATGCCATTCGTCCACCGTGCGGAGAGGTGATTTTGTGACAGATCTGCACTGCGACAATAAGCGATGTGTATATTATCGGGATGAACACTGCGGAGCAAGAGCCGCCTATTTTGTTCGCGGTATCTGTTTGTCGGTCAGGATTAGAATCGAAGTGCCGCCGCCGATGATTGGCAGGACACTAGTGCACGACAATAGCAGTGCTGGTAGCTGGGGAAGACGAAGCAGAGTGGTGAGGGTGTGGCGGTGAGAAGGCTTGCGGGATAGACACCCGCCCCTTCTCTTTTTGTTTGCGTGGTATCCGGCGGCATTGGGGTTTAGCAAAGGCAGATATGAGCGGCTTTGTTGGTGGGTAGAGGAGTACACTGAGCAATATAAGCAAGCTTGGATTGTCAGAATTGGGTCCTTTTTGACACAATTTAAGCATACGGGTCTGGCGAGCCCCGATAAATCTCTGCGTGAAATCGAAATTCAGGGGTTGAAAGTTTGATGGGAAAAAAACCAGAACCGTGTCCACCGGAAAAAAACACAGAAGGGAAGACTCCAGAAAAATGGTGGGTTCGCAGCTCGGCTGAGATTTGCAAGTTTTTTGGCATTTCTGCGCAGACACTTTCAAACTGGGTAAAAAAAGGATGCCCACAAGAAAGTTATGGCGTTTACGATTTGCAGAAAATGATCCAGTGGAAATACGAAGAAGATGAATCGTCGGCATTTGTTCGCAAGTTGAAGGCGGAGGCGGACTGGAAGGAAGCTAAGGCCGGCCAGGAATCAATAAAGCTTGCCGTAACGGAAGGGCGCTTTGTCGCAACCGAAGATGTTACCAAGGATCTGCGCCGGCTGTTCATGGTTTTGCGCCATAACCTGCTGGCCATCGGCCACAACGTTGCAACGGAGCTAAATACATTTGATCCAGAAGCTGCACTGATAGCAAAAAAGGTGATTGATGATGCCATCCAAAACTCGCTCGCGCAGCTCGCCGAAGAAGGCAGCGCTGACAAAAAAACAAAAATGGCCTGAATATATTGCGGTAGCGTTTGTAACGTTTCGACCTCCAGTTAAGACAACCGTTTCCGACTGGGCAGACAAGAACCGCATTCTGGATGAAAAATCGTCTGCTGCGCCCGGCCCGTGGCGAACCGAGCGGACCCCATACCTGCGGGAAATCATGGACATGTTCGGCATGGAAGGAATCGAAGAGCTTGATTTTTGTGCAGGTACCCAGCTAGGGAAAACCGAGTGCGAAAACAACATGATCTGCTACGCGATCGCCGAAGATCCCGGACCGATGCTGATGATGTATCCTACGGAAAAGCTCGCAAAGTTTACTTCGGAAAATCGGTTGCAACCAATGTTTAGATTGTCGCCGGCTGTGCGGGATAAGTTCCTGGAGAACAACAGCTCGGATCTCGAACTGCAGTTTATCAACAACTACCTGGTGCTGATCGGGTCCAACTCGCCGGCCGATGCCGCATCCAGGCCGGTACGGTATGTGTTCGAGGACGAAGTCGACAAATATCCGAAGTTTACCGGCAAGGACGCCAGTCCGGACGAATTGGTTAGCGAACGGCAAAAAACGTTCTACAACAAAAAGAAAGTCAGGGTGTCTTCTCCGACCAAAAAGGACGGGAATATCTGGAAAGCTTACACGGCGGCCGACATTCGAAAAAAATTCCACGTTCCGTGCCCGTTTTGCGGCCACGAACAGCGGTTTGAGTTCAAGCAGATTAAGTGGCCCAAAGATACCAGGGACCCGCAGCTTATCCGTTATTCATCCTGGTATGAGTGCGAAAAGTGCGGCGAACGCATTGATGACCGTCACAAAATGGAGATGCTTCGGCGCGGCAAATGGCGAACTGAAAACACTCCGATCGGGCGTGTTCGGTCTATCGGCTATCATCTGAACTCCATCTATTCGCCATGGCTTACGTTCGGTGATGTGGCGGCAAAGTTCATCGCGGTCAAAGACAAGCCGGAAGAGCTGATGAATTTCGTGAACGGCTGGCTTGCCGAACCGTGGGAAGAAAAAGGCGCCACGTTGGACCGGGAATTGGTGTTGCAGCGACAGACGAACCTGCCGGAAATGGTGGTGCCGGACTGGGCGCAGTTGATCACCGGCGGCGTCGATGTGCAGCAAAACCGGATGTATTGGTCGGTTAGGGCGTGGGGCGCGAAGATGACCAGCCAAAATATCGCGCATGGCGTGGTGGAATCGTGGCCGGCATTGGAGCAGATTATGAACCGCCAATGGCCGGATACCAACGGGGAGCTACGTCACCAGGTAAATCTTTGCGCGGTGGACTCCGGGTATGACTCGGAAACTGTGTATGAATTTTGCTTGCAGAACCAAGACTGGGCGGTGGCGGTAAAAGGATCTTCCAATCCGATGTTGCAGCGGTACCGCAAAAGCAAAATTGAAAGCGTCGAATCCCGCGCGTTTGGGCAACCGCTATATATCGTTGATACTGATCAATACAAGAACCTTATATCTGCCAGATTGAACCGTCCTTTAGGGGACGGTTGTTTTATGGTTCATGCTGATTGTGACGGCGACTATGCCGACCAGCTGACATCGGAGCAGAAGATCACCACGATCAAAGGTCGCAACGAAGTGGAAACCTGGGTAAAGAAGACCTCGGCAGCGCAGAACCATTACCTGGACTGTGAAGTCTATGCGGCTTTGGCGGCTGATTTGCTGCACGTCAGATATCTCGAAGAACTTCAGCAGCCAGAATCGCCTGGCGTCGGCGAGAGACAACAGGAACAAAACGAAGACTGGATTCCAGACAAGGGAGGGAAATGGCTATGACGGTTGAGGAACAATACGGCCAGATTAATGCGGCCATCGCTGCCATCGAAAATGGCGCCCAGGAATATCGCATAGGAAATCGCAGCTTGCGGCGGGCTGATCTGAGTACGCTCTACAGGGAGCGGCGATTGCTCCAGCAGGAATTGGCTGCTGAGCAAAATTCCGGCGGCACCTATGTCGCTGCATATTATAGGGGGTGAAACGGTGCAAGAGGAAAAACAACGCTCGCCTGATGCTGGGATGAACCTGCTCGATCGCGGAATAGCGTGGATTAGTCCGAGTTGGGGATATGCCAGGATGGCTTGGCGAAACGCAGTGCGCGGCGGGTACAACGCGGGGGATGTGGCCCGGAACTCTGCTGGATGGACGCCGGTGAACGCCAAAGCCGAACAGGTGAACCAGCCGCAGCGCGATTTTTTGAGAGCCAAGGCCAGAGACCTGGAGCGCAATTCTGATCTGATCGGTGGCCCGATCGGCATGATCGAGCGCAATGTCGTGGCAACTGGCTTTCGTGTTCAGTCGCTGACCGGCGAGGAAGCGACCAACGCGAAAATCGAAAAGACTTTTTCCGATTGGCAAAAACCACGTAACTGTGACGTGACAGGGGCCCAGGCATTTTGGGAGCTTTGCAAAATGGCGGTCCGTCGCACGGAAGTCGATGGCGGAATTCTGTTCATCAAGACCTACAGCGGAAACCCGCGATTCCCATTTCAGCTTCAGGCCAGGGAAGTGGACGACCTCGACAGTTCCGGGGTGCTCCGTAACGGCGTCAACGCTATTGTCAACGGCATAGAAGTGGATGGCAAGCAGAAGCCTGTTGCGTACCATTTCAGAACCTATTCGCCGGACGGTTGGTTGACAGGGAAAACGGAACGCATCCTGGCAGACCGCGTGCTGGCGCTGTGGCGCAAGACAATGCCGTCTCAGATCCGGGAGATCACACCGCTTGCGCCGGCCATCACCCGGTCAAACGATACCGAAGAATACTTGGACGCGGTTGGGATTAAAGAAAAAATCCTTGCAAGTCTAAGCGTTTTTATCAAGAAGCTAATTCCAGGGGGTTCGGTTCCAGGACGGGGCGTCGGCACAGCGAACGGCAATGATGACTATGATTCCAAGACCGGCTACAAGAAAAAGCGCATCGCTCCGGGCATGATTATGGAAATGCAGCCAGGCGATGAGGTGCAGTCGGTGATCCCGACCGGGCAAGCCGCCAATGCGCGGGATCTTGTGTCGCTGCATCAAAGACTGATCGGTTCCGGACAAGGACTCAGCTACGAAGCAACAAGCCGTGACATGAGCCAGGTGAATTACTCCAGCGCCCGCCAGGGGCTATTGGAAGATCAGCGGACTTATGAAGATTGGCAGCAGTGGCTGATCGATCATTTCCTCGGTGAAGTTTACACAGAAGTGATCATCAGTGCGGTATTATCCGGCGAACTTTCATTGCCCGGATTCTGGAGCAAAAAGGGCACGTATCTGAATCACGAATGGATCGCGCCGGGATGGAGCTGGATCGACCCGTTAAAGGAGAGCAAGGCGAACGAGCTGTCGATCTCGACAGGTCAGGATAATTTGGCGAACGTTTGCGCCCGGACCGGGTATGACTGGAAGGAGGTGATGGAACAGAGAGCCCGGGAACTTGCCTTCCAAAAAGAGCTGGAAGTGAAATATGGAATTTCGATGAAAGGCGGTGTTGAGGTTGCCTATGAAACAGCGGCGGGAATCGCCGCCGAAAACAATGCGAAGGGAACTGGCGGCAATTGAGCGCGCAGCCATCAACGCAGAAAAACGAACGGTAACCCTGTCGTTTGCGTCGGAACAGCCGGTCACCCGATGGTTTGGGGCGGAAGTCCTGCAGGTTGACTCGGCCAGCGTGAACATGACACGGTTTGAAAATGGTCTTGGCTGTCTGTTGTTCAACCATAACCGCGACAAAGTGCTTGGCAAGGTGCTGCGGGCGTGGGTGGATGAAACGGATAACCGGGCGCATGCCGAGGTGGAATTCGATTCCGACGAGGAAGCCCAGCGCATATGGGAAAAAGTGCAGTCAGGCACCCTGCGCGGGGTCAGCGTCGGATACGGTGTTGAAAACTGGGAAGAAGTCGCAGCGGGAAAACAGTCGGTTAACGGTCGTGTTACCGGGCCGGCATATGTGGCGATGCGATGGACTCCCTACGAACTGTCGGTCGTGTCGGTGCCGGCTGATGATAAGGTCGGAATCGGCAGGGAAATGGAAAACGAAAATGAAAGCGAGGAAAGAAACATGGATGAAAACACCAATCAAAACACTACTGTCACTCCAGAGCAGGTAAGAACTGTTCAGGCTCCGACTGCTCCTGTCGCTCCTTCCGTTGACGCGGACGCGATTCGCGCTGCCGAGGCACAGCGCTGCGCCGATATCATGTCGCTTTGCCGCGACTTTAACGTCGATGCAGAACCGTTCGTTCGTGACTCGAAAAAGACTATCGTCGATGTCCAGGGCGCAATCCTGCGCCAGCTTAAAGAGCAAAACAAACCGATGGGTACCGCTCGGGGCGAAGTCGGCGAGGAAGACGCCGCCAAATTTGGCCGCGCCGCCGTTGATGCTCTGCTGCTCCGCGACGGCACAATCGCAATCGATAAGCCTGCAGACGGAGCGTTGGACCTGCGCAGCATGCGGCTCCGCGACCTGATGATCGAATGCCTGGAGCGCTCCGGCAACACGAAGGCCAGACACCTGAGCGACCAGGACATGATCAGGGAAGCGCTCTCCGGAACATCGGCCTTCGCCGGCATTTTGTCCAACGCGGCAAACAAGTCCATGTCTGCGGGATACGCCGCAGCCGAGACAACCTTCCAGCAATGGGTTGGCAAAGGCAGCAATCCTGATTTCAAATCAGCCACGCATTACCGGCTGTCGGAAGCGGGAGAGCTGAAGGAAATCAAACAAGGCGGCGAATTCGAATTCGACGAAGCGACCGAAGACAACGTCAGCAAGTCTGTGTTGACATTTGGCCGTTCTTGGGGATTGACCCGCCAGGCGATCATCAACGACGATCTTTCGGCGCTCACTCGTCTGCCCGCCCGTTATGCCGCCGCTGCGCAGCGCGGAATCAACAAACTGGTATATAAAGTCCTGGCGACTGCCGGTAACTACACGTCGGATCGCGGCAATCTCGCCGGAACCGCTGCGGCTGTTTCTGTTGCATCCATCGGAGCGGGTCGCGCGGCAATGCGCAAGCAGAAGAACCTGCGCGCCAAAGAGACCCTTAATATCAGCCCGAAGTTTTTGCTGGTCCCGGCATCGATCGAGACGGCGGCGGAACAACTCTTGGTCAGTATCGCCGATCCGGCAAGCAGCAACGCCAATGTTCGCAACGTTTTCGCGAACAAGCTGCAGTTGGTCTGTGATGCTGAACTCGACGTGTACAGCCTGACTGCCTGGTATCTGGCAGCACAGGCCGGACTGCTCGACACAATCGAAGTCACGTACCTGAATGGACAGGAATCTCCGTTCATCGAGTCGCAGGTGTCGTTTGACATCCTCGGGATGAAGTGGCGGATTTACCACGACTCCGGCGTGACACTGCTCGATTATCGCGGACTTTACAAAAACGCTGGACAATAACCAACAAGCCGAAGCCCGGCGGCTAAACCGGGCAAAATAAGGAGGATTCAAGATGTCTAAACAAGCTGCATATATCCAAAAGGGCAATAACGTTGTTTACACCGCCGGCGCGGATATCGCTTACGGCGATGTCGTGCCTTTGACCGGAGGAATCGGCGTTGCTGCCGAAGCGATCGCCAACGGCACGGCCGGCACAATCGTGATCGATGGTGTGTTTGAAATGGCGGCCATCAATACGGCCGCCTTTACCGCAGGGCAGAAAGTGTTCTGGGATGATACGGCCAACAAGCTGACCAACGTCGGCGCGGGAAATACCCCGGCCGGTATGTGTGTCGCCGCCAAAGCCGAAACCGGAACGACTGCCCTGGTGCTGATCAATGCCGGCGGGGTGGCGGTGCAGGCTGCTCAGGCTGACAGCACTGCTACTACTGTTGCCGGAACGGTGGTAGACCTGAACGCCCTGCTCGCAAAGCTGCGTAATGCCGGAATCATCGCCAACGCCTGATAGTGTGATTTGGTCATGACGCTGAAAACGCAAATTGCGGCAGATATGGCAATTTTCCTGAACACCGACGATTTTGCGGACATGCATAATGTCGACGGAAATCAAGTGGCGGCAGTCATTGACGAAGACATCATCAAGCAGCGCAGCAATCGGCAAAGCGGAAACTTTGACGGGGTATTTCGTGGGGAGGTCATGTTGTATGTAAAAGCGGCAGACCTTCCCCGGCGCCCTGTCCGGGGACAGGCAATCAGACTCGACGGCAGGCTGATGCTGGTCGATGACTGCGCTGAATCTGATGGCATGCTGGAAATATCGCTGGAGGCAAACGAATCATGATTACTGTGCATGCCGAAGACCTGATGCGGGCGCGCGACCTACTGCAACATATTCCAGGAGGAATCCAGCAGGCGGTGATGCGGGCAATCAACCGGGCCGCTGACAGTTCCAAAACGGCAGCATCGAAAAAAGTCAGGGAAGAATACACGGTCAAGGCCAAGGATATTGCCAGCACAATCAAGATTCGCAAAGCCAGTACGGCAAATCTCTCAGCTTATGTGATTTCAACCGGGTCGCCGTTGCCACTCAGTAAATTTCAGGTGCGACCGTCCAGCCCCGATCCACGCCGGAAAACGCCGATTGTGGTCCGGGTAAAAAAAGGAGCCGGAGGTCCAATCAAACACGCATTTGTTGCCAAGATGGACAGCGGTCATGTCGGTGTATTCCATCGGGTTGGTAAATCCCGTTTCCCGGTTGAACAAAACTTCGGGCCGTCAATCCCGCAGATGCTCGGTGCAAAAAGCGTATCCAGGCACGTTGAAGAAAGGGCGCAGGAACAAATTATCCTGCGCCTTGAACATGAAATCGGCCGACTGCTGGAAAAGGGGGCAAAATAAGTGACACCGCTGATGCTACAGGATGCGCTATGCGACTTTTTGAAAAATGTCGTCGGCACATACCTGCTGGAAACAAACAAAGCGACAACCAAAGCCCCGCAGATCGTTCCGAGCTACCTGCCGTTAAAGGGTTCGACCGATACGGCAGATTTTCCGTTTGTTATCGTGAGGGTCCAAAGCCAGGAGGATACGCAAGGCGAATCCAAACTGGTGGTCAAACTCATTGTCGGGGTGCACGCCGAAGACATTGCGAAAGGGCCCGGCGACCTCATGAATGTCATTGAGCGGATCAGGCAGGCGTTGTTCAAAAAACGGGTCATCGATAAACGGTTCCGCATTGAGTATCCGTTTTCATGGGAGGCGCCTGACGAACAACCTTATCCAGAGTGGTTGGCAGTAATAACAACAAATTGGACGATGCCTCGTCCGATAGAGGAGGTCGACTATGGCGAAGTTTGAAAAAGCTCAGCCGCCGGCAAAATCGAAACCGGCGCGATGCATCTACTGCGGACCGAACTTGCCCAGTGGAGTACTGCAACGACATACAGTGTTCAAAGGCGGGTTGCCGGCGCATTTGGATGCGTTAATCGCTGAATGTCCGGCTATTGCGCAGCTTTGCGTCCCGATTGCGGAGCTGGCCGCAACGGAAAAAGCGATCGGCGCAAAAGGAACCCAGGCGAACACCCTGTATGAAGATATCCAGAAATTTGCCCGGAAAGGGGGAAAGTAACAGATGGCCTACAAACATGGCGTTTATATCTCTGAAGTTCCGACGTCCATCGTGCCGCCGGTCGACACGGAAAACAACCTGCCGGTCGTTTTTGGCACAGCCCCGGTAAACTTGGCGACAGACGCTGCCGCAGTCAATACGCCGAAACTGTGTTTCACGTATGCTGAAGCAGTCGCGGCGTTCGGTTATTCGGACGATTGGGACAAATACACCTTGTGCGAATTCATCAAGTCCCATTTTGCGCTATTTGCAGTGGCGCCGATGGTGCTGGTGAACGTGCTTGACCCGGCAACGCACAAAACTGCGGTGACCAACCAGTCGCTTACGCTCACGAGCGGAACCGGCACGATTGCCGATCTTGGCATCATGCTCTCCACGCTGGTGGTAAAACTGACGACGGAAGGGCAACCGCTGGTAAAAGGCACCGATTACACAGCGGCTTTCGATGATGACGGCAAAGTGGTCGTGACCAGAGTATCCACGTCGACGACGTTGCTTTCGAACACTGCTTCTGTTGTCGTGACTTTCGACAAGCTGGACCCGTCCGCCGTCGACTCTGACGATATTGTCGGAGGAGTGGATGCCACTACCGGAGCCTATGAAGGGCTGGAGCTCGTCAACAAAGTGTTCCCGCTGTTCCGGTTGGTTCCCGGCATGCTGCTGGCACCCAAATGGAGCACTGATCCTGAGGTTGCGGCAGTCATGGTGGCTAAAGCATCGAACATCAACGAGCATTTCACGTGCATCGCGATTGCCGATGTGCCAACCGGCACCGTCACGAAATACACGGACGTCCCGGCATGGAAAGAAACGAACAACTATACCGCAAATCAGCTGATCGCCTGCTGGCCGAAGGTCAGGCTCGGCGATGACATTTATCATCTGTCGACGCAACTGGCCGGACTGATCTGCAAAACGGATGCGGCCAACGACGATATCCCCTATGTCAGCCCGTCCAACAAGTCGCTGCAAGCTAACGGCGCGGTGCTGGCAGACGGATCCGCGGTCAATCTCGGTCCGGATCAAGCTGCATACCTGAACGGGCAGGGAATCGTAACGGCGCTGAACTTCATTGGCGGTTGGAAGGCATGGGGCAATCGGACCGGCGCATACCCCGGCAACACAGACCCGAAAGACGCGTTCATTCCAATCCGCCGGATGTTCAATTTCATTGGCAACCAATTGGTCCAGACGTTCTGGCAAAAGGTTGACTTCCCTGTCAATAGGCGGTTGATCGAAACGGTTGTCGACAGCGCGAACATCTGGCTGAACGGGCTCACGGCCCGCGAAATGATCCTTGGCGGCCGGGTTGAGTTTCTGGCGGCTGAAAATCCGACGACCAGCCTGATGGATGGAATCGTGACCTTCCACGTTTACGTGACGCCTCCGGGCCCGGCGCGGGAGATTGATTTCATCCTCGAGTACGACACCAACTATCTCGAAACGTTATTTAGTTAAGGAGGGCTGACGAATGAATCCGATACCGGAAAAACTCATCAATTTCCGTGTCTACGAAGACGGCACGGATCTGCTCGGGGTAGCGGACGCAGAACTGCCCTCGATCGAACCCATGACCGACAGCGTGAAAGGAGCGGGGATCGCCGGCGAAATCGATTCCCCGGTTCTTGGACAGTTCGGCTCCATGACGCTGAAACTGAACTGGCGGACCGTGACCCGGCCGCTGCTCAGCCTGGCGCAGCAGAAATCTCACAATCTCGATCTGCGCGGCGCTATCCAGGTGTTCAACGCCGCTGCCGGCGAGTACATCCCGAAAGCGCTTAAGGTTGTTGTCCGGGCCATCCCGAAGAAAACCGAGCTCGGCAAGCTGGACGTGGCATCAGGGCAGGATTCGTCCAATGAATTTGAAGTGATATACATCAAAATCATGCTGGACGGCGAATCGATGGTTGAAATCGATAAGTATAACTACGTCTGCGTCATTGCGGGCGTTGATTACTTATCGGCTGTTCGGACAGCGTTGGGGCTTGCCTGACCAAAAGAAAAAGCCGGGCCCGTTAAAAGGCCCGGCACTTCATTTATTGACTTACTTTAGCAGTCGTCCCAAGAGAAACCCTGGAAGAAAGCCATGCACGCCAGCGCGTGACGGCTGCGGGTTGATGAAGTGGCTCAAAAAAGCAATCACAGATCCGATATATCCGATGGCGGTGGCAATCCAGTAACCGTAAGAATAAGGGACGCCAAATGTCTGTAGAAGCATTCCGCCAAAAACTCCGGCAATGACAGCCGGGATTACAGCAAGCAGTAGTGAAAGTGCTATGAACATCAGGTTGAAAATCATCGCAAACACCTCCCGTTACGTTAATTATATATCGAAAGGAAGTAACTGTCATGAAAAACAAGATCAAATTCGCATCCCCGGTAACATTTGAGGGCAAGCAATATGAATCCATCGACTTGGACATGGACGGACTCACGGGAAACGATGTCCTGGCGGCGGTAGAAGAATCCCGCGCCATGGGAGACAAGGCTGCAGTTCCCGAACTGTCCAAACAGTATCTGGCGGTTATTGCTGCCAGGGCCGCAAAGGTTCCGGTAGAGATGATCATGGGGTTGCCGGCTAAATATTTCACCCAGATCACGCTGCAGGTGCAAAGTTTTTTCGTTCCCGAGGAATAACCAAACCAGGAAAGCAAATCAGGAAAGCGGTCGCTCAGCTGGCTATGGCAACAATGACGCCTATCCCGTTTTATCTTGATCAAACGCTAGACGAGCTGGACGCCTGGTTTGAAGCGGCGAAAAAGGAGGACAACCGTGGCTAAGGAATTTACAATTAATTTTGCGTTGTTGGCTAAACTGAACTCTTCTTTTTCCTCCGCTTTCGGGTCCGCAGCGTCAAAAATGAGCGAATTGAATACGAATGCCAGTGCACTGAAAGCGCAAATGAAACAGCTTGACCAGAATTTTAACAAAGGGCTTCTGTCGGTGAATGAGTATGCCCGTGCGCAAAGCAATCTTGCCAGTCAGATGGCAAAGGTTGAAGCGCGGCAAAAATCTCTTTCTGCAGCGCAGAAGTGGCAAAACCGCGCCGATTCAATGCGGACCGGCGGTCGGCAAATGGCCCTGCAGGCGTTTGAAACAGGCATGGTGCTTGGCGCACCGGTAAAAGCCGCCATCGATTTCGAAACTGCCATGCTCGGGGTGGCGAAACAGGTCGATGGAGCGCGGGACGATGCCGGCAACCTAACCGATGTGTATTACAAAATGGAGTCGCAGGTCAAGGCGCTCAGTAAAACGATTCCCCTTGCGACCAACGAAATTGCGGATATGTTTGCAGCGGGTGCCCGGATGGGGGTGGCTAAGGACGAACTGGCCAGTTTTGTCCAGGAAGCGGCCAAAATGGCGACTGCTTTTGAAATGCCTGCCGGAGAAATCGCGCAAAGCATGGGTAAGATTGCCAATGTCGTCGGACTACCAATCAACCGGATCAATGAACTGGCGGACACGATCAATTACCTGGATGATAATGCCATGTCGCAGGGCAAAGACATCATTGGCGTGTTACTACGGATCGGCGGCACGGCGAAACAAACCGGGCTGTCCTTCCAACAGGCGGCCGCATTGGGGTCTACACTGCTGTCGCTCGGCAAAACGGAAGAAACGGCTGCGACTGCGTCGAACGCAATCATGCGCGAATTGTCCATTGCAACCATGCAGCCGAAACGATTCCAGGAAGGGCTGGCTATGATCGGGATGCAGGCCGAAGCCGTGCAGTCCGGCATGGCGACCAACGCACAGGAAACCATTTTGCAAGTGCTTGAAGCGATCAATAAACTGGACAAAGAGGTTCAGGTCGAGGCGACGACCAGGCTTTTCGGTGAGCAGTTTGGTGATGAGGCTGCACTGCTGGCCGGGTCCATGGACGAATACCGACGCCAGTTGGCTTTGGTCAATGATGAAAAGCGCAAAGGGTCGATGGATCGTGAGTTCCAGGCCCGAATGAAAACGACGGCTGCGCAACTGCAAATTGCCAAAAACGCTGCCATGGAAACGGGCATTGCGTTTGGGGCGGTACTGCTGCCAGGAATAGTAAAGCTGGCGCAGCACCTCGGAAGACTGGCTGAAAAAGTGACAGCTTTTGCTGCAGAATATCCTCGATTGACTGAAGTGCTTTCATACGGAACGGCGATTATCCTCGGAACAACGGCAGCTTTTGGCGCTCTGGCGTATATCGGCGGCATCATTGCATCTCCGTTTGTGCAGTTGTGGGCATGGATTTCAAAGATTGGCCTGATGTCGAAACTGGCGCCGATTCTTGGTCTGGTCACAATTAAATTCGTTCTGATCGCTGCGGCGATTGCGGCAGTGGTTGCGGCCGGTGTCTGGTTATATAACAACTGGGACATGGTCAAGACCAAGGCGGTGGAAACATGGGGCGCAATTACGCAGTGGGTATCCGGATCGATTGATGCAATCGGGGCGTGGGTGGCGGCTCTGCCCGGTAAAATTGCCTACGCCATAGGGTTCTTGGTGGGGCTATGGTTATCGTTGCCACAGCGAGCGTGGGCAGCTTTATCGGCGCTATATAGTGCGGTGGTCGAGTGGTTGCCACAGGCGTATGATGCCGCAATAACTTGGCTCGGCTCGATGGCCACTCAGGCAGGTTCCTATTTCATGAATTTGCCAGGGGCAGCTATCGCCGGCATGATGGGACTCTATGACGCCGTGTCCACTTGGGCGCAGAATGCATACAATGCAGTGGTGGATTGGGTTATGAAGATCCCCGATGTGATTGCGGAGGCCTTTGGACGTGCGGCCGCATCGGTCGGCTCTTTCTTCAGTAATGCTGCAGGGAAGATATCGGCAGGGTTTTCCGCTGGTAGTGGCGGTGGCGGAACAAACGTCGCATCCAATGCGCTTGGCGGCATATATTCCAAAGGTGCATTTCTGACGACATTTGCCGAACAATCGGATGAAGCCGCAATCCCTCTCGACGGGTCTGCCCGGTCGGTTGGGCTATGGCAGCAGGCAGGTCAAATGATGGGGCTCGGCGGTGGTGGCGGTAATGTGTATCAAATTACCTTCGCGCCGACCGTCAACGGCGGGGGGAACGCCGGCGAAATCAGTCAAGTATTAAAACAAGAGCGCGATGCCTTCATGCAACAATTCGAAGCCCTTGCAAGGCAGGAACGGAGGCTGAGCTATGCCTAACACATACACGACAGTCCAGGGAGATACGTGGGATTTCATCGCTTATAAGGCGCTTGGCAGTGAATTGTACATGGATCAGCTTATCGACGCGAATGCGGTGCATCGGAATACGGCGATTTTTGACGGCGGGATCAAACTGACCCTGCCGTCAATCTCTACGCCGATCTCTGATAAGCTGCCGCCATGGAAACGCTCATGAACGAGAAGTATTACGCCCGCCGGGCAGAACTGCAACTGAAATATGAAAAGAAAGATATCTCTGCCGACCTGGCGCCGCACCTGGTCGGTTTTTCGTATACCGATCACGCCAGCGGCAAGGCTGACGACCTGCAGATCACGCTCGATGATCGTGAAGGGCTTTGGCGCGGCGCCTGGTTCCCGGACAAGGGGGCCATGCTGACGGCGGTGTTGATTGCCCGGTACTGGGAATCATTGACCAGTCAGCAGCAACTGCCGCTTGGCACGTTTGAAATTGATGAAATCGAGTGCAGCGGCGCGCCGTATGTTGTGACGATCAAGGCGGTATCTGTGCCGGAATCGGCATCGCTGCGCGGCCAGGACAAGACCAGGGCTTGGGAAAAAACCACGCTCAAAACCATCGCGACCGACATTGCAGGCGGTGCTGGAATGGAACTGCTGTACGAAACGGTCGACGACCCCAAATATGACCGGCGCGAACAGACAGAGGAATCAGACCTGGCGTTTTTGCAGAAATGTTGTAACGACGCAGGGTTGTCGCTGAAGATCACTGCCGGCCAGATTGTTATTTTCGACGATGCGAAATACGAGTCGATGGAGCCGGTGGCGGCAATTGTCCGCAACGAATCCGACGTCAGTAGCTTTCGCGGAACATCATCGCTGCGAGACAGTTATTCGGCGTGCCGGGTTAAGTACCACAATGCTCGTAAGAAGCAGGATGTAGACTATACTTTCACGCCGCAGAATCGACCAGCAACCGGCAAGACACTGGTGATCAATGAAAAAGTGGCCAGCATCGCCGAAGCAGAAACGCTGGCCAAGAAGAAATTGCGCGAGAAAAACAAAGATGAGGTTAAGGTTTCAATGACGCTGCCGGGCAACATACTACTGGGCGGCGGGGTAACGGTCACTCTGTCGGGATGGGGAGCATTCGACGGAAAGTATTTTGTTGAGCAGGCAAACCATGATGTCGGCGGCAGCGGTTACACGACCAAGATTGATCTGCGCAAGGTGCTGGAGGGATATTGATGGGAGATGCAAAGAATGTCATCCGATCCGGCCGGATATCGTCGATTGATCCTGCGAAAGGAACAGCGCGAGTGGTTTTTGCCGACAAGGATAATCTGGTCAGTTACGACTTGCCGGTCCTGCAGCGGTCGACGCTGAAGAATAAGGACTACGGCATGCCGGACATCGGAGAGTCAGTGGTATGTCTGTTTCAGCCGAACGGAATCGCGGAAGGGTTCGTCGTCGGGGCGCATTATAACGAGGAAGACCTGCCGCCAGTGAATGATCCGGATGTTCGCACGGTGAAGTTCGATGACGGCACGGTAGTGGCGTACAATCGAAAGACCCACGTTCTGGATATTAACTGCGGCAGCGGGACCGTAAACATCATCGCCGCTGGTAACGTCAATGTTACCGGCGACGTGATTGCTGACGGAATCAGTCTGAAGACGCATATTCATCCGGAAAGCATCGGGTCCGTTACCGGTCCGCCGAGCGCATAGGAGGGAATTATGGCAATCGGAAGCCTTGGCAAAGTAGTATTCGAAGCATCGGAGAAAAAAGTCCGCACGTTTTTTGATCTCAAACGGTCGGCGTCGGCCCGCATCGGCACGCACGATCTGATCGGGAAAAAACCGATCCTAGAATTCGTCGCGCCTGGGCTTGAACAAATATCGATGAATGTCCGGTTGGATGTGTCGTTGGGGCTGAATCCTGCGAATGAACTCAAAACTTTGCGCGAAATGCGCGACAAGGGTGAAATCGTCAAATTTATCCTGAACGGCGAACCTGTGACAGAAAACTATTGGCTGATTGAGCAGATCAGCGAAGATCATCGGCAAATCGACAACAAAGGACGGTTGTTGGTGGCGGACGTATCCATAACCATGAAAGAGTATGTGAAGCCTCCGGAGGTGGTGAAGCGTGGAAGTTGATGTGACGGCAACACTGGGCGCGATAGAGTTTGCGCCGACCAACACGGTAACGGAAATCCTGCAGAACGTCCGGACGATACTTGGCACGCCGAAATATTCGGTGCCGCTGGATCGTGACTTCGGCATCAATGCGACCATGCTGGACGAGCCGCTGCCGGTGGCGCAGGCCCGTTTAACCGCTGAAATTATTGCGGCGGTTGAACGGTGGGAACCGCGCGCCCAGGTGGTCAGGGTATCCTATGCCGACATGACTACCGGCGATGCCAATGACGGGGTGCTGCGGCCGAAAGTGAGGGTGAGAATCATTGAATAACATATTAAACGGCTTGCCGTCGATCACGTTTGCCGAAAAGGACGCGCAAAAAATTGAATCGGATATCATCACGGCCTTTGAGGCCATCGCGGAGCGGACGCTGTATCCCGGCGATCCGGTCCGTTTGTTTTTGGAAACCATCGCCGCAATCATCGTGCAGCAGCGGACGCTGATTGATTATGCAGCCAAGCAAAATCTGCTGGCATATTCAGCCGGCGACAACCTGGGGCATATCGGAGTGTTGGTCGGCACGACTCGGATTGCCGCGACTGCTGCGACAACCACGCTGCGGTTCACGCTGTCGGCAGTCCAGCCCACGGCCATCACCATTCCGGCCGGAACAAGGGCAGCGACCGAAGGCGGCCTGACGTTCGCGACGAGTTCGGTTGCCACGGTGGCGATCGGCAGCACCTATGTTGACGTGGCTGCGGTATGCACACAAATCGGTGCAGCTGGTAACGATCTTGCGGCTGGGCAAATTAATAAGATTGTGGACCCGATCGCCTATGTCGCATCGGTGGCCAACACAACGACGAGCGAAGGCGGGGCGGATATCGAAGCCGACGATGATTACCGGGAACGGATTCGCCTGGCGCCGGAATCGTTTTCCGTGGCCGGTCCGACCGGTGCGTATGTTTATTGGGCAAAATCGGCCAGCAGTCTGATTGTTGATGTGTCGGTCACGTCGCCGAACCCCGGCGAGGTCGAAATCAGACCGCTACTTACTGGTGGCGAACTGCCAGATACCGAATTGCTGGCTGCTGTCGATGCGGTAGTCAATGACGTTCATATCCGTCCGCTGACGGACCAGGTGACGGTGCTCGCACCCACTGCAGTATCTTACGACGTAAACCTGACCTATTATGTTGCCGGCAGTAATTCGGCGCTGGCCACCAGCATTCAGGCTGCGGTCGCGGCTGCGGTGACCGAATATGTGCTGTGGCAAAAGTCGGCCCTCGGGCGCGACATCAACCCGTCGGAGCTTATCGCCCGGATCATGGCGGCAGGAGCGAAGCGGGTGGCGGTCACGACGCCAGTTTTCGCGGTAGTCGATGCCGGAAGCGTCGCGGTGGCCGATACGATCACCGTGACTTACGGAGGACTGGAAAATGGCTAATCTGGTGACAACCAAGATCGTCGACCTGTTGCCGATAAGCCTGCAAGGCGATGCGTCAGTGATGGCTGCGGCCACGGCGCTGGACAGTGAACTGACGGCGGTGACGACAGCCATTGAGGAATGTTTGCTGTTGCCGCGACTGGATGAGCTGGCCGAAGACGTGATCGACCTATTGGCATGGCAGTGGCATGTCGACAGCTACGATCCCGGCTTTCCGATCGCTAAAAAACGAAATCTGGTGTTGCAATCTATCGCCTGGCACCGCCGAAAAGGGACTCCCGGGCTGGTGCAGGATTTGGTCTCGGCGATCTACTCCAGCGGCGTCGTGACGGAATGGTTCGAATATGGCGGGACGCCTTATCATTTCCGGGTGCAGACAACGGGAGTCATCAGTAGTGATGAGATATATACACAGCTGCGGGCGGCAATCGAGGTTGCGAAGAATGTGCGGTCGTGGCTGGATGGCGTGTATATCGTCCGGGAATGGTCTGGCATCTGGTATATGGGATTTGCAATGCACCAGGCTAAGACATTGACGATATATCCAGCGGCATTTGACAACCAAACTGGATCGATGGGGCTGTTTTTCCGAGGGGCGTTGCATGCCGGCAAGATCCTGACGGTAGGGGTCGCCGAATAATGAAAGGACGTGATTGATTTGGCATTTACGGGAACCGTGCTCACAACTAAAGGGTTGTTGCTGCAGAACAAGGTTCAGGCGGGGGCGCAGCTCAGTTTTACAAAGGTCAAGATTGGCGACGGGCAGCTTGGCTCGGGCCAGAGCCTAGAAGCATTGACCGATCTGATAGCGCCGAAAAAAACACTTGATATATCTGCGGTGGCTGTGATTGGTGACGGGACGAGCCGAGTTCGTGCGGTCGTAACAAATACAGGTTTAGCGGCTGGTTTTTTTGTCCGTGAAATCGGTGTGTTTGCCACGGACCCTGATGACGGGGAAATATTGTACTGCGTGGCCAATGCCGGCAATGAATGCGATTACCTGCCGACGCCGACCAGCGTGGCGGTGGAACAGACGCTTGATATCATCATGGCCATTGGTAACGCGACCAACGTCACTGCCGTGATCAACGAGACGATTGTGCTGGCAACGGTGGCAGACATTACTGACCACAACGACAATCCAGACGCGCACAATTTGCGACGATGGAAAGCCGCCAGGACTTACGCGGTAGGCGACATTTGCTTCAGCAAGTTGATCGCAACGGACAGCTATAAGTATTTCGAATGCACCGTCGCCGGCACCAGCGGTGCAACCGAACCAACATGGCCGGCAGTCGGCAACACCGTGACCGACGGGACTGTGACATGGATTGTCAGGGATTTGCGAGTTGCTGTTGATGCTGATGATAACAGCAAAAAACTGGTCACCAGCGAATGGGTCCAAGCTTTACTTGTATCCAATGTCCCAGACGCACTCATACTGACAGGCGGCATCATGTCCGGCGCTATCGAAATGGATTCAAATAAAATCACGGGGCTTGCAGATGGAACGGAGACGGGAGACGCCGTTCATTTTGGGCAGTTTAATAAATGGGGGACTGCATTGGCAGGCGGTTGTTTGTTGCCGAATGGGCTTATGATCCAATGGGGAGAGGTTACTGTTACTGCGCAAACAACGGAAGTAACCTTCCCGCTGCAGTTTCCTGCGGCATGTTACGGGGTTGTATCAGGACTTCGTTCAACTGCAAGCGTCTATCCTTATTATGCCAGCGTTATAAAAAGTCCTACGCAGACTGGATATACTCAAGAAAGTTATAGCATTACCCCGAACACATACGTGTTCTACATTGCAATTGGACAATAGGAAAGGAGATGAATGTATGTACTATGCAACATTTGACGCGCAAGGGAATCGAATAACATCGTTTCTTTCCGGGGTTCATAAAAATATACCTGAAGAAGCAATATTGATATCGGATGAAGACCAAGCGACATATGCATCCGGCGAATATATTAGAGATAACGGAACTGGAAAACCAATTAAAAAGACTGTCACGCTTTCCACCGTTATAACTAAAAAACTCGCCGAACTAAAGGCTGCCCGAAATTCGGCCGAATCTGCGACCCCGTTTGTATACGACGGCAGCAGTTTCGATTATGACAGCCTGAGCCGCGAACGGATCAATGCGGCGATCAGCGGCGCGACGATTGCTGCGATTTCTGGCATTTCTACCAGTACCGTGGTAGCCGAGTGGACCTTGCAGGACAATGCCAAGCGTAACATGACCATTGCTGATTGGCTTGCGTTCCGGCAAGCGGAAATCACCCGCAGCGGGTCCTGCCACACGCATTACAATGCACTGAAAACTGACATTGAGGCGATTGTCGAAGAGACAACCGCGACGCCGCCAACCAAAACCGAAGCAGATGCGATTGTGGCGATTAATGCCATAGCCTGGGCGTAGGCGGTGCATGATGCAGGATCTCTGGCAGAAAATTGTTGATAGCTGGCACATAAAAACCTTATGCAGTGGCGCAGTAACCTGCGTCACTTTTCTTTTGGGTGATGTGACCGCAACCCCGTTTGTATCACTCTGTGTTTTGATTGTTGTTGACACGCTGACCAGGTGGATGGCGATCGGCTATAAAGAGTCGCGAAATAGCGGCGGAAATGGTTCAATCTTTGTTTGGCTAAGTGTTTCATTTCTTCTGTCGCGAATCAACTCGGAAACATTTCGCACAAAGTTTTCTACCAAGGCGATCTCTTACGGGCTATTGATTGCTGTCTTCAACCACTTGGGGCAGGTGATCCCCGGGGTGATTTTTGGGTATTCATTCGTTGGGATTCCAAACAGTTTTATTTGCACATGGCTTGCGCTTGGGGAGGTGAAGTCGATACTTGAAAATCTGATTGACTCAGGGATAACCATCGTTCAGCCGCTAATCCTGTGGGCGCAGAAAAAGCAAGATCAAATGACTGATGCAAGCCAGCAGTATGGGGGTTATCCGATGGGTCGGCCAACAGTGCCAGTCCCAGGGCGGCCGGCGGTTCGGCCGAACTTTGCTCCGGATCCAAACGATAAGGAGGGAGACAAATAGTGAGAAGCAACATTATCCCGCATGAATACGAGTGGGCAAATGACTTGAGCCAGCGCAGCCGGACGGATTTGATTGTGATCCATCACACGGCATCGAACCCGGATATCACGGTCGAAGACATCCACCAGATGCATCTGAACAATGGATGGAGCGGAATAGGTTACCATCTGGTTGTGTATGCTGATGGAACCGTTCACCAAGGTCGACCAATTGATTGCCTTGGTGCCCATTGCGAAGGGTACAACAACCGCTCGATCGGCATCAACCTGACAGGGAACTTTGAACATGACCAACCGACACAGGAGCAGGTCGATGCGTTGGTGCTGCTGTTGTCGGACCTGATGCGGCAATATAACATCCCGCCGGAGCAGGTGACCGGCCACAATGTCTGGAACCAGACGGCGTGCCCAGGGCGCAACCTGGACGCAATCCTGCCGGATATCATCGCGGCGGCGGTGAGGGCATGAAAAAATTCATCATCGCGGTATTGGTTGCGGTGATGTTCGCGGGATGTACGGTTGCGACCGCATCCCCGCAAGATTTTATCGACCGCATGGGGCCGGTGGCGCAAGAAATCGTCCCGCAGTATGGACTTTGGCCCAGTGTGTTTTTGGCGCAAGCGGCGCTGGAGTCTGGCTGGGGTAAAAGCTGGCTGGCGACAACTGCAAATAATTTCTTTGGTCGCAAATGCTTAGAACTGCCTTGCCTGGAAATAAAAACGCCAGAGTATCGCAAGGGGCAGCGCATGATCGAGCTGCACAGCTTTCAGGTTTATGATTCCATCCCTGCGGCGGTGCATGGTTATTGCCAGCAATTCTTCCGGCGATATGCCAGCGGCGCGCCGGTTTATCCAGAGATGGACGCCAGCACGCCGGAAACGCAGATCAGGTCGATTGCTGGCCGGTACGCGACGGACCCGCGATATGCCGACAAAGTTTTGTCAATCATCTATGAATGGGATTTGCAAAAATACGACAGGAGGGAATAACCATGGATAAAGAACAACTGAAATCTGATGCCGCGAACGTCGATCGGCAAATGACCGGCGCTGCCGCTGCATTTGGTGCGCCGAAATGGGTGCTGTATGTTGTTGGCGTGCTGGCGCTGGTTGGTGTTGCGATGCTGATCAGCAAACTGTGAGGTGCGAGG